TGATTATTTAAAATCACAAGATTTGAATGCTAACTTTGCAGAACTATCTAGCAATGTAGGTTTTTTGCAAGCAAACGTAGCAACTATTAATGCTGAAATAGGTGATATATACTCAAAATTAAATGGTATTACATCTACTTCAAACGTTTCTGGGTTGGATGCTAGATATTTTACTGGCCAATATGTAACAGGATTTAGTCATAGTTCAAACAGTATTAGTTATGAAGCTCCATTAATATATAAACAAATACCCGATTCTAGAATCGGCAACACTGTTATTGAAGCAAATACCTATACAATAGGAATAGGTCCAATTCTTCCTCTTGATAATACTGTAATTTACACAGCATCATTTTGGAGCAGAAAAGTACAAAATGGTAGTGCAAATTCTGGTACATTATATTTTGTTATATCAAATTACGAGGCAAACTTACAAGTTATACCAGGAGATGGCGGTTATTATCATTATCCAATAGAAAATTTAGTACAAAATACAATATCAACAGCTGATGGTTGGGAAAAATATTCTTTTAATGTTGGTCCAAATTCTGGAACAAAAGATCATTCTACAAATGCAAAATTTATAAGTCTTGGGTTTATTGTAAATTATCCAGTCGATGGACCAACTGCATATGGAAATGACGTATTTCAATTTACAGGATTTTCATTAAAACCGGCTGGAAATAATATTATTGGTTATACAGGATCGAGTGGAACTGATCAAGGCGAACCGGGTTATAAAGGTTCGAAAGGATTTACAGGTTCTCGTGGATTAACTGGATATTTTGGTTCTACTGGATTTAAAGGTTCACAAGGAATTAGTGGCTATCAAGGTAGTGCTGGAGTACAAGGATCAGTTGGTTATATAGGAAGTGCTGGTGTTCAAGGTTCAGTTGGTTATGAAGGTTCGGCTGGTGTAAGAGGATCGACTGGATATGTTGGATCATTAGGACCGGGAGTACAAGGATCAGTTGGTTATCTTGGTTCTACAGGGTTTAAAGGGTCTGTTGGATCAGTTGGTTATAAAGGTTCAGTCGGTGATCCCGGTGGTCCAGTTGGTTATCAAGGTTCGGCTGGTTATCAGGGGAGTTTGGGATATCAAGGATCGGCTGGTGTCCAAGGATCAACTGGATATGTTGGATCATTAGGACCGGGAGTACAAGGATCAGTTGGATTTAAAGGGTCGGCTGGTTATCAAGGTTCTGCAGGATTTCGTGGTTCTGCTGGATACAGAGGATCGGTTGGGTATCAAAGTTCTGTTGGATATCTTGGTTCTACAGGATATCTTGGTTCAGTAGGGTATCTTGGATCGGTAGGTTATACAGGTTCTATTGGTGATCAAGGACCACCGGGTGGAAGCACAGGTTATACAGGCTCAGTTGGATTTGTCGGATCATTAGGATATGATGGCTCACTTGGATATACAGGTTCTAGCGGATATACAGGATCAGTAGGGTTTATCGGATCATTAGGATATGATGGCTCACTTGGATATACAGGTTCAAGAGGTGGCGGATATTTTGGTTCTACCGGATATAGCGGCTCTATTGGATTTCAAGGATCAGCTGGTTATTTTGGTTCATTTGGTTATAAAGGAAGTGTTGGTTATTCTGGATCATATGGTTATCTTGGCTCAGTAGGATATACAGGTTCTGTTGGTGCAAGAGGCGTTGATGGTTATAAAGGTTCTATAGGTATAATGGGTTCTATAGGATATCAAGGTTCAGCTGGTACTTCATATCCTCCTGCGATTGCATTTGCTGCAAAATCTGACATAGGTTCTTATGAACAAGATTATTGGATATTTGATATAGTTGTATTAAATAAAGGTAATGGGTTTGATTATTTAAGTGGTAAATTTACTGCACCAAAAACAGGATATTATTATATACATCTTTCTGGAGATGTAGATTATTATGCTGATGGTATGATAAGAATTTATTTTGCAGTTAATGATGTAATTTATACGACTGCAAAATATATCAGTACAAAATATTCTACGCAAAATGGATGGCAAAATTTTAATATGTCAACTGTCATGTATCTACATGAAGGCGATTATATTATGCCTTACATAGAAATAGCTGGTGGTCAAAATATAGATAGTAACCCAGAAAACACTTCTTTTGATGGTTTTTTTATAGGAGAATAAAATGCAGTATACAGTAACTTATACTGAAGCGGAAGACATGGCAATGCAAAGTGTTACTGTTTCAGTAGATTCTTGGATACAAAATATTTGTCATCAAAGATCAAAACAGGCTATGGATACTATAATCAATAATTCAATAAACAAATTTTTGGATGCTGGTATTCCTATTCCTTCTACAAGAGAAGAAATAGTTTTAACTGTTTTTGCAAATGGTTGGGAAAAAACTGGTCTTACAAAAAATACTGAATTATTAGCAAACACATATTACATGACGCCACCACCAAGAAAAGTAGCAAACACATAAATACTTAAAAGAGGTATTTTAAAATGGCAACATTACAAACCAGAACTGATTTCAAAGAATATTGTCTCAGAAGACTTGGTAAACCTGTAATTGATATTAATGTTGATGACGATCAGGTCGATGATCGTGTTGATGACGCATTGAAATTTTATTGGGATTATCATTTTGATGGTACTGAAAAAATTTATTATAAACATGTTTTTACTCCTCAAGATATATCAAATGGTTATATTCCACTACCAGATAATATTATTGGAGCTGTAAACATATTTGATATTGGAGATTATGTTGCTACAAATAATATTTTTAATATTAGATACCAGATTGCATTGAATGATCTTTACACATTAACATATCAATCTATGGTTCCGTATTATATGGCATTTCAACAACTACAACTTTTAGAACAATTGCTCGTTGGCAAACAACCAATTCGTTATAATAGAAAAACAAATAAATTGTATATAGACGTTGATTGGGCTAAAATTTATCCCGGTCAATATCTTGTTGTAGAAGCATATCAGGTCGTCGATCCGAATGAGTATTCATCTGTATGGAATGATAGATGGTTACAAAAATATGCATCAGAATTAATTAAAAGACAATGGGGTAGCAATCTTACTAAATTTGTTGGAATGCAGTTGCCCGGTGGTATTCAGTTTAATGGTGAAAAAATTTATAATGATGCAGATGCTGCAGTTGAAAAATTAGAAAAAGAAGTAATAGATGGTTACAGTTTGCCCGTTGTAGATATGATAGGTTGAAATATACTTTTTATAAATACTCTTGTATAACAATTTACAGGAGTATTAAAAATGGAAAAATATGGGTTTGTTTATATCTGGTTTGATAAAAAACACAGCAGATTTTATATAGGTTCACATTGGGGGACAGAAGATGACGGGTATATTTGTAGTTCAGCTTGGATGCTAAAAGCTTATAAAATAAGACCAGATGATTTTAAAAGAAAAATTATTAAAAAAATATTTTCAAGTAGAAAAGAACTGATGGAAGAAGAATTTCGTTATTTGAGTATGATAAAAGAATATGAGTTAAAAACTAGATATTATAATTTAAATATTAAAGCTACTGGTCATTGGTCAACATACCCAGAAAAAGTAAAAACAATATCTGAAAAAATATCTATTCGTACCAAAGAAGCTATGGCTCGTCCTGAAATTCGTGAGAATTATCTTATTGGATTGGCAACAAGAGATAACAAATCATCTGATCCAAATGTTTGTGAAAAACGTCGTGTATCTATGATTGGAAAAAATACAGGTAAAGATAATTCAAAAGCTAGAAGAATGGCTACAGAAGCCAATACGGGCAGACCTTTATCAGATACACACAAAGAAAAAATTAAAAGTACTACACATTTTAAAACAATAAATAGTAGTAAAATAAAATGTGTTCATTGTGATTTTGAAGGAAACATGGGCAATATTGCTAGATATCACAACGATAAATGTAACAGAAAGATACTTTAATGTTACCATTTAATTTATTCATACAATTAGATGAAGATCAGCAACAAGCATTAAAATATGCTGCTAGAGCCCATGCTGGGCAGACAAGATCAGATGGTTCTGATTATATTCGTCATCCTGAAAGAGTTGCTAAGAGTGTTATGCAGTTTAAAAAATCACATAATATTGATGCTCTTATGAGTGCTGCGTATCTTCATGATACTATTGAAGATACTAATACTACTAAAGATGATTTAGAAAAATTGTTTGGTAGTCTAGTTGCTTCTCTTGTACAAGAGTTGACTACTGATAAAGACGATCTTGAAAAAGCTGGTGGTAAGACAGAATATTTATCTCAGAAGATGAAAAAAATGTCTAGCTATGCTTTGGTCATCAAGTTGGCAGATAGATTGGATAATGTACAAGATATCAAGTCAGCAAAGAATGCTGCATGGCGTGAGAAATATAAAAAAGAAACTCTTAGAATAATGAACTATATAGAGAAGGAAAGAGTTTTATCAAAGACTCATATGAAAATTATTACAGCTATACGCCATAAGCTATCGGAGTTGGATCACTAAAATGTTAATGTTTAAACAGTTTATCAAAGAAAATGCTATTACAGGTTATAATACCCTTCTAAACGAAGAATTGAACGATGCTCAAAAAAAAGTTGTTGATTCATGGGGTGAAAACACAAAGGCTAAGAAAATTTCTAAAGATGCAATTCCAGAAGGACAAGATAGAACATATATCCCTCTAGAACATCCAGATGACAATAAGCCAGTAGAACCTCATCCAGATGTTAAAGCGCATCTGGAAAAGCATGGCTATAAGATAACTGATTATAAAGGTAATAAAGCAATTGAGCCTAAGTATAACAGAGAAATTCGTATTGGTAAAGCATTAGCTGCAACAGGTGCTTCAAAAGAATTAGTTAGCACATTTAACAACGATCCTAAAAGGGCTGCTTCCAATTCTGGTAAACTAGGCGTAGTTATTTCTCGTCACCCACATGATGTTGCTGGAATGTCTACTGACAGAGGTTGGCGTTCATGTATGAGTATGAGTACAACAGGAGCTAAAAAAGGTATTGGTGCTGGTAGTAATAGTCATTATCTAAAGCATGATGTTCAACAAGGAACACACGTTGCTTATCTTGTACACGAACATGACAAAGAAGCTAAACAACCTCTTGCAAGAATAGCATTGAAACCATTTCAATCGGAAGATAAAAAAGATACCATTCTCAGACCAGAAGAATCACAATATGGAACTTCTGATCATGCATTTGGACATACAGTAAAAAAATGGGCTGAAACAAATTTTCCTGTTAAAGATGATAAAATATACAGAAAAAATAAAAAATTATATAATGATGATCAAAAAGATGTGATTGCCAGTCCTAATGCTTCATTAAAAAGTAAAGACCCTAATACCAGAGCCGCAGCTTTTGATAATAGTAATGTGTCACATGAACATATTACAAAAGGATTAAATGATGAACAAGCTCAAGTACAACTTGCTGCTATTCAACATCCAAATGCAACGGCAGAGCATATCACAAAAGCTTTAGGAATTGATCATATTGGAATTAGAGCAGCTGCGATTCAACATCCTAATGCAACAGCAGAACATATTACACATGTATTGCATAATGATGGTGATGATTATGTAAGAAAAGCTGCATTAAAAAATAAAAATGCAACAGCAGAACATCTTACCCATGTATTAAATAATAAATGGGGTGAAGATAGAAATGTAAGAATTGCTGCATTACAACATCCAAAATTACCAGCAAAAGAAATTACTAAAGTTTTAAATGGTACTAGTGGTCCTGAAAAAGCATTTGCAGTATCTAATCCTAATGCAACACCAGATCATATTAATAAAGCTTTGGATGCTCACAATCATTCTGATATCAGACAAGCTGCTATTCAAAATCCTCATGTTAAATTATCATCAGAACATATAACAAAAGCATTAAATGATGTAGACACAAGAATAAGAGGAATTGCTGTAAGAAGACCAGAAGCAACAACAGAGCATATTACAAAAGCATTAAATGATGATAAATCATTTGTCAGATCACATGCTATTCAAAATCCTAAAGCAACTGCAGAACATATTTCTAAAGTATTAAATGATCCAAATGAAGAAGATGGTATAAAAAGATCAGCGGTAGCTCATCCAAATGCAACATCTGCACATATTTCTAAAGCATTAAATGATCCAGATGAGGCTGTAAGAAGAACAGCAATATCTAATCCAAATGCAAATGCAGAACATATTTCTAAAGCATTAAATGATCCAGATGACGTTGTAAGAAGAAAAGCAGTAAATCATCCCAATGCAACTGAGGAACATGCTTTAAAAGCATCAACAGATAAATCTTCAATGTTCGTTCGTAATGATGCAGAACAACGTCTTGCACAGTTTAGAGTAGCAAATAAAAGAAAAAGTAAAGAGCTATAAATAGTATATAAAAACAAAAGAAAGCTATAAATGGCCACATCATTATATTTTAACAATTTTACTTCTGCAAGTGAACAGAACCTAATAGAGAATCTTGTCATAGAGTCTATAAAGGCTTATGGTATTAATACTTATTATGTTCCCAGAACAATTATCACCAGAGATAATGCTTTCAGAGAACAATTTGTTACTGAATATGGTGAAGGTGTAAATGTCGAAATGTATTTAAAGAACGTCAACGGATTTGCTGGTGATGGAGAATTTCTTTCTAAATTTGGTGTAGAAGTAAGAGATCAATTAACATTTTCTGTTGCCTTAAGAATTTTTGAAAATGAAGTTGGTTCTATCTTAAGAAGAGATAGACCATTAGAAGGTGATCTTATTTGGTTTCCGTTGAACCAACATCTTTATCATATTAAATTTGTTAACAAGACACCTATTTTTTATCAAATGGGCGCAATACAAATGTATGATGTTGTATGTGAATTGTTTGAATATTCTAATGAAGTATTCAATACAGGATTTGATACTATAGACAACATGTATAATGCTCTTTTAACAACTACTGATCCTTATGTTATTACTACAGAAAATGGTATTCCTTTATTTGATGAGAATGGAATTGAATTGATAGAAGAACAATACGATCTTAATATGATTGACACAAATTCACAAAATGATTATTTTGAATCTCAAGGAATTGAATTTTTAGATTTCAGTGCAAAAGACCCATTTAGTGAATCAGATAGGAGAGCATAATGATTGGTGGCTCTCCTTTTTACAATTCTCTTTTTAAAAAATATGTGGTAATATTTGGAACTCTTTTCAATAATATTATGATAGAACGTGTTAGCGATTCTGGTGTTTTAGAACAAACTTTTAAGGTTCCTATTGCTTATGGGCCAAGAGAAAAATTTCTTGCTCGTGTGGAAGAAAATCCAGATGCATCTGCAGTAACTGCTATAAGATTACCAAGAATGTCTTTTGAGATATCTGGTGTTACTTATGACCCAAGCAGAAAATTACAAACAGTAGGCAAGATTGGTTCAAAAAGAGAATTAAATGGAAAAAATACTTATAAAAAAGTATTTAATCCAGTACCTTATAATCTTGGATTTAAATTAGATATTATGGTAAAGACAATGGAAGACGGTTTAAGAATCGTAGAGCAAATACTTCCTTATTTTACACCAGAATGGACTGTAAGCGCAAGACTTTTACCAGATTATGATAATATAACAGATATTCCATTGATTATGGATGGTATGGA